ACTAACACCACCCAAGTTCGTCATGTTATCGTTGAACGTCATGATGGAGAATGGATTACGCACATAACGGTATGGAAGCTCACCCTCAAAAAGAGGCTCCTCCTGCTCATCAATCACATGGTAATACCTGCCGTCACCATTAAAATCGTATATTTCGTACACCGTCACCCAGTCATAGACTTGCCTAGACGCCTGACCCACTGCTGTATCTGAACGAATTTGGTCTTTTAACCAAGTGGGGAAGCCCCCGAACGTGGCTTGGTCGGCTACTTTTTTATTGTAGACAGCGCCGCGCTTCCCTTTCTTCTTTGTTCTACGTTTAAACTCGTCTTTCGTAAGAACAGTTACCTCTACGATGTATCTAATATCCTCCCATTTTTGGGCGGTCAGGTCAAAGAAGACATATCTCGGATCAACAACTGTATATTCAGCCGACTTTGTATTAAAGTTCCACAATGTTTTAATAAAACCACGCCCGCATATTGCTGCATTTGTAGACGTTTTCCACAAGAGAATGTGCAGCTTATTACGACGGAAACTATCATTGATTAATGCCTCGCGGAACCGCGCTGATTCGCGTAACTCATCTTGTCGAGCCATCACAGTAACCTGTGGGTTGGTAGGACAGATATTAGCAATCATCGTATCGATGTAGGCGTAAGGATAGTTTGTCTCTATATTTATCTGTTCTTCTCTGGTATATAAATCCTCGGAACCGGAAGGGAAATCTGAATCCGAACTCCAGTATTCTGACAAGTACCACGAACGCCAACGATCCCACTTAGTACGCTCATTGCGTGTTTTTGTGCGATGGATTTTAATTATAGATTGAAGTTGTCGTCCAGTTAGAGCCATTTACTTACCTTTTTTGTCCAACATGCTGTGAGCGATAGCTACCGCCTGTTTTTGCTTATAGCCTTCTTTGACTAATAGACTGATTTTATCACTCAACGATTTGTTCTGGTTCTTGCGCGACTTCTTGGATTTGCTCTGGTCCAACGGCATCTGCACCCCCCTCCCGTTTGGATAAGATAAAGGCTATTTCCTCTGGGTCTGTAATTGTAATTGTTTCCGCACCCTCAACCCCTAATGGCGTCATTCGGATTAACTGACCCTCGGGAGAATCAATAAGCTCAAAACGAAAGCCCTCTTGTTCCCAAACATCGCCACTCGGAGCGCCTTCAGGGCCGGGACCAACAACTTCAGTAGATAGCGGGTTTACTGCTGCACCAGCTAAAGCAGCACTCGCTGCGGCCTCTCTTAATTGTCTTGCATCAGGCATTAGTTTCTCCTATTTAGAATGAAAAGTTACCGTGCTAACCTTTTTGAATCACTTTTTTTCTTATCCGCAGCCAACTTTTTCTTTTCTTCCTCGGTAAGGCTCCGGGCAGTAGACTTATTGGATGTAGACGCCTTTTTCTGTTGGCGATCGAGTGCACCTTTATGTTTGGCCTCCTCCGCAGGAGTCCACTGCCGCATCATTGACTGGAGGCCCGAATCTTTAAGTGCTTTGTCAGCAGCGGCTTCTCTTATTTCTTGTGCTGTGGGCATTATTTCCTCCGGCGTGTATATCTCACGCGCTTCCGCTTGGTTGAGTTTTTTCGTGATGATTCTTCTGAACGGAATTTCTGTAGTTCGTTATAGGTCATATCTTTAAATAATACAACATTCTCCATAGAGTCGTCTTTTGTCGGTTTATACCTAGTTGGCTCACGCCTAGCCGCAGTTATAGCCATCTGTAAGGCAGAAATTTTATCCCAGTGATGTCTGTCTCTTCTTCGTTTACCTGGGCCAGACCCATAAAGAATCTCATGTGATGCGCCTCTCTCTACTCGTTTGTCGTGCTTGTATCCAATTAATTGATCAACTGTATCAGAATCGTTCAAAACCAATTCATCTTTAAGGGCTTCTTGCAGCCACGAGAGCATTTGATCTACAGATTTAGACGTAGCAGCTATACCGGGGCGATACGCTTTTTCGTAGAATAAATTTCTACATTCCATCTCTTGCAACAGGGCGATGACCGCCGCCCCGACTCCGTTCGATTCTACGGCAACGGTTGCATTATTATATTTGCGGCCAACCTCCAGAATTTTACGCGAAAAAGGGACGGGATCAGTATGATCAGCAAAACACGCTACCTGTGTCCACTCATTGTCATATACTTTTAATACTTGAAAAGAAGCATGGTCACGGGCAGCATACCCAGCCGGGTCAACGCCAATTACATATTTAGCCCCTGGTTCCGGCTGTTCATATTCCATATATGAGGGGATCCAAGGAGATAGGACTTTAGCTTTATGTCTCTTTAATAAGCTGGGATGTATTACCGCATTAACAGATGAGAACCAACATGAAATGTCGTCTATTGGATAGTAGACATTGAATAAATCTGGATTACGCCGGATTTCAGGGTCTACTTCAAGCATTAACCGACGAAAAGCGAGGTTTTCTTTAGCTAATCCTTTGTTGCTGAACCGATGGAGGAGATCAATCTCATCTGCGTCTAACTTGGCCCCTTTAGGCCAAGGTCTACGGTTTAACTTACCATCCCAAAACGGGAAGAATGCGTAAACCCATCGACTTAGCCCTCGTTTTGCTTCCCGGCACTGATCGTGCCACCACTCGGCTGATGGAGCATCAAGAGGGGCCGGGGTAGACTCTAAAACCATTAGTGAATGATCTCTGTTAATCATCGAAGGATAAATAAGAGTAAACTGCTGGCCAGCGTCAGCCCAGTATGGAAGCTCGGAACCGTGGAACGAATCCGGGGACTGACCAATACCAACAGCACCAGACTCACCCGACATAACGCGCATCTTACCGCCCGTTTTGCTGTCGAATGTCATCTGACGCACCTCTCTATTGGGTACGGTCCTAGAACGAATAGCCTCATTCCAATGACTGTGGCAGAAGTGTACGCGCTGATGTAGATACTCCGCACGCGCACGAGTGTCCGCGATACACACATGGTCCCAACCAACATTATAGGCTGTCTTTACATACGCAGCCAGCTCTGCTGTTAATGATTTACCCCCCTGCCGATACCCAAGGAGACACAACCATTTGTTTTGACCTATTTCAGATACAGGTGGGTCTGAATAGTAAGATATTAAAGTAGACTGTAGATTGTGTGTGATCCTATAGGGATCAAACCGTACAGTGTCGCCTGTCGCCTGATCGTGTACGCTACCGTAAGCTAAAAGACTGACCGCTGGGTCAGACAAAGCAGCTAAAGCATCGGTTGCGTCGTTCATCCCTCGCCGACCAAGATCTTAGCCGGAACCTCAATATAATCAGGGGTAGCCGACTCTACTGTGTAAGAAGCCTGGATCCTTGGGGCTGACCTTTTTACTGAAACAAGCGCAGCAACAATATCAGTGTAAGCATCTTCGGGTGTCCCTGATGCTGTGTTTTTTGCTGCAACTACTGTGAACATAAGCTCAAGAAGTAGACGTGATTCGCGTGCAATAGCGGGAGTAAGGTCACCAGCAACTAACGAACCCAAGATTGATTTACAAAAATCTAAAACATCATCGTATTCGCGCAATTGTTGATCAGTAAAATACTTATGCAGAAGCGCACGCTTATCAGCATCAACTAAGCGTAACCAATTACTGTATTCTGCCGCATCATCTTTAGGGAGAGAGGGTCGCCCCATCTTTGTTGATTTTTTCGTCATGACTATCCTGCAATAATTTGTGACCAATACGAAAGGGAGGATTAACCCGAAGTGTTTTTTTCCTTATTACACCGCTTCGGCACAATGTTAGCACATTCGGTGATTCGGTGATGAAAGAGAAAAATTCTTCTGGGTACATAAAAGGATTATCGATAACCTTACGCCTGAAGTGTAGCTTATGCAATATGCCTTTATTTATATTGTACTTAGATAAAGAAAGTGTTCTAAGTTTAGTTATGTCTAAATGCATACACCACAAAACAAATCGTTTTGACTCTAGTAAAGATCGAACCCCCTGTCTCATGTAGTCTATGACAGAGGCTTCATTTAGCATAAATAACTTCGCCATGTATTCTATCGATACGCCACTAGCGTAGGCAAGCAGGAAAACCACATGGTGTGATTTCAGTTTAGTTTTCAGCTCACGCCCGTAAAACGCTACGTTTGCGAGTTCAA